GTCGCCAACGCGACGGCCGCGAGCGCGGCGTACTGGATCGGCTCGCAGGCCGATGAATTCATCGTGACGCCGAGCGGTCAGGTCGGCAGCATCGGTGTCGTCGCCGTCCACGTCGATCGCTCCAAGCAGGCCGAGATGCTCGGCATCAAGCCCACGCTGATCTCGGCGGGTGAGCACAAGACCGACGGCAGCGATCTGGCCCCGCTCGACGACGACACGCGGGCGCACATGCAGCGCCGCGTCGACCAGTATTACGGCGCCTTCGTCGAGGCGGTGGCCCGTGGCCGCGGGGTCAGCGTGAAGGCCGTCCGGGCTGGCTTCGGCGAGGGCCGCGTCGTGGCGGCGGGCGATGCGGCCCGGGCCGGGATGGTCGACGGCGTCCGCACGATGGACGATGTGCTCGGTCGGCTCGCGGCCGGCGCCAAGAGCGTCGCCGGGGGTGGGCCGCGCGCGGAGATTGCGGCAGCGGCCCCGCCGGCGCCGATCCCCGAACCTGAGTTACCCGATGAACTCGCCGACTTCCGGCGACAGTTGGCGGCGCACGGCGGCTGAGCGCGAAAAGTTCTTGACACGCCCCGGGGCTCCGGGTGTAGCGTTCCGAATCGTGTAGTGGGTCGCTCCGAGACGCAAGGGTCTTTCGACCGCTTGTGAGGGGCGGCTAGCGCAGCGAGACGCAAGGGTCCTTCGACCGCTTGTGAGCTGCTGGCAACCACAGACATCGTGGGTGCCGGGCTCCCAAGCGGTTTTTCTGTGTCAGCCCGGTACCCCAACGACAGACGGGGGAGACGGGCATGACCAAGAGGCACCGCCAGCTACTCGCGCACAAGGCCGAGCTCGAGACCCGCCGCACCGCTCTGACCAAAGAAGGCCACGCGCTCGGCGACCAAGCCGAGGCGGAGAAGCGGCACCTGACCGACGGCGAGAAGAAGCGCCGCGACGAGATCCTGGCCGAGCTGGACGGCATGAAGACCGACCTCGATGCCGCGGCCGTGGAGATCCAGGCCGAGCAGCGCTTCGAGGAGCACGAGCGCGAGTCGGTTGTCCGATCGGTCGGCGAGCAGCCGCGCGGCCCCGTCATCACCTCGCAGCACGAGTTCTCCGGCATGGGCGAGTTCATGCAGGCCATCGTCTGCGCGACGTCGCCGACGCTGGCCGGGCGGATCCCGAACGCCCCCGTCCTGATGGAGAAGCTCGGTGCCTATCAGGCGGCGGTGAGCGGCATGTCCGTCGGCGTGCCCAGCGACGGCGGTTATCTGGTCCGCAAGGACTGGTCCACGGCCATGATGGACCGCGCCCGCGAGCAGGCCGTCCTGCTGCCGCGCACGCGCAACATCCCGATCGGCGGCGACTTCGACAGCCTGGAGTATCCCTACATCGACGAGACCAGCCGCGCGACCGGCTCGCGGTGGGGCGGTGTGCAGGTCTTCCGCAAGGCCGAGGCCGCGACCGTGACCGCCAAGCAGCCGAAGATCGGCAAGGGCGAGCTGCGGCTCGAAGAGATCATGGGCCTCGCCTACGCCACCGAGCGTCTGATCCGCGACGCATTGGCGCTACAGAGTCTCCTCGGCTCGGCCTTTGAATCGGAGTTCGCCTTCACGATCGACAACGAGGTCATCCGCGGCGACGGCGTCGGCAAGTGCCTCGGCTTCTTCCCGCACCCCGCCTTCGTCTCGGTTGCCAAGGAGACCTCGCAGGCCGCCGCCACCGTGGTTCCCGCCAACATCCTGAAGATGTACGCCCGGATGCCTTCCCGCCTCAAGGCCGCGGCTGTGTGGCTGATCCACCCAGACGTGATGACCCAGCTCCCGCTGATGGCGATCGGCCAGCAGCCGGTGTGGCTGCCGCCGGGGCAACTGACCCAGGCGCCGAACGGTCTCTTGCTCGGTAAGCCGGTCGTCGAAATCGAGCAGGGCGAGGCGCTCGGCACCCAGGGCGACATCTTCCTTGTCAACCTCAACGAGTACGTGACGATCACGAAGGCCGGCGAGGGGCTGCGGGCCGACGAGTCGATGCACGTCCGCTTCCTCTTCGACGAGATGGCCTTCCGGTGGGTCTACCGGATCAACGGGCAGCCGACGTGGAAGACCTCGCTGACACCGTTCAAGGGCACGAGCAACCTCAGCCCGTTCGTCGGGCTCGATACGCGGGCATAGGAGGGACGCATGACAAGGACCGTCGAAGAGTTCGGGCTCATCCCGATGTACAACGCGAAGGACTGGGCGGCCGGCGCCGACAGCGAAACGGTCGACATGGGCAAGGGCGGCTCGCTCGACATCGTCATCACCACCGGCGTGCTGACGGTGCCTGGCGCCCTGTCGCTCTTCTCCGGCGCCACGGCCGGGGCCAAGACCACTGCCCTGCCGTTCACCTACCGGCTGAGCGGCGCGGACTACCTGGGCATCGGCGCCGACCTCTACGGTGCCGAGATCGCGGAGGCCGACGGCATCCTGACGCTCAGCGCGACGACTCACGACCTCCGGGTGCTCGTGCTGCACATCGAAGCGGCCGATCTGCCGGTCGATCACAAGTGGGTCACGGCGGCGATCGCGGCCGGGACGGCGCAGTTTCTCGCCGCCGTCGGGATCATACGGCAACCGCGGTATGCGCCGCCGGTGTCTGCGGTCCCGCTGAGCTAGGTCTGACTCTCGGCGCCGGGGGCGGCTTCTAGAGCGCCTCCGGCGTTTGCACGAAGGGGGAGCCGCATGAAGGTGAAGTCCATGAGGCGACTGCTACGCATCGCGGGACTCGTCGGGCTGGGATTTCCTTCAAATCCGCCGGGAACACGAAGATCGACACCATGCTCGTGGCGGCGAATGGGACATTCAGCGCGAACCATTATCCCGGTCAATGTGCGAGGCAGTTGCGTCTATGTGGAGGTGCCATAGCCTCATGGTCCTCTCCCTCGTCACCGCGCCGACCGCCGAGCCACTCCTGCTCAGCGAGGTCAAGGCATTCGCCCGCGTCGACGGTCAGGCCGACGACGCGGTGCTCGACGCCCTGATCTCGATGGCCCGCCTGACCTTCGAGGGGAAGGACGCTTGGTTCGGCCGCGCGCTGATGACGCAGACGTGGGATCTCTTCCTGCCGCGCTTTCCCTGCGGGCCGGACGACCCGACGCTCGACGGTCTCATCGGGATCCGGGTGCCGCTGCCGCCGCTCCAGTCGGTCACGAGCGTCAAGTACCTCGACACGGCGGGCGTCGAGCAGACTGTGAGCGCGTCGGACTACGTGCTCGATACCAAACCAGAGCCAGGCCGCATCGTGCCGGCCTATGGCAAGACCTGGCCCTCGACGCGCGAGACCGTCAACCCCGTGGCCGTCCGCTTCGTCGCTGGCTACGGCGCCAACGCAAGCGCCGTGCCGAAGGACATCCGCGAATGGCTCAAGGCGACGGTCGCCTTCCTCTTCGAGAATCGCGAGGCCCCAGTGCTCCCGGAGGCGTTCTTCTGGTCACTGGCCAGCTACAAGGTCGCGTGGCGGTTCTGATGATTGCCGGGCTTCTGACCGAGCGCATCACCCTCCAGCTCCACGATGAGACCACCGGCCTCTACGCGGACCTGGCCGCCGCGCCGGTGGTCTGGGCCGCCGTCGAGCCCCAGGCCGAGGAGCGCTACCGGATGCGGATTCGCTACCGAGCGGATCTCCGCAGCAAGGCCGATACGATCCCCGCGATGCGCGTGCTCTGGCGAGATCTCACGCTCGACATCGAGGACGTCTTCGAGTTCGAGCGCCACCAGGAAGTCCATCTGCTCGTCCACCAGCGCTTGATCGAACGCGAGCACCTGGAGACGGGCACGAGGAGGAACATCGCATGGCCCTGAGCACGACGATCAAGGTGGACCTGATCTCCACGCTCCTGAAGGCCCTCGATCTTGGGTCGGCAACGCTGCCGCTCAGCAAGCAGGTGTCGATCGCCCTGGCGTCGGGCGTGGGCGCGAACCAGGCCGACAAGATCTTTCACGACCAGAGGACGATCGCCGCGAGCGGCACGGATTCGCTCGACCTGGCCGGCGTCCTTGTCGACGCGCTGGGCGACGCGCTGACCTTCGCGCGCATCAAGGCCGTGCTCGTCGTCGCGGCGGGTGCCAACACGAACAACGTGAACGTCACGCGGCCGGCCGCCAACGGGGCGCCGCTCTTCCTGGCGGCCAGCGATGGCATTCCGGTCCGGCCGGGCGGCGCCTTCCTCTGGGTCGCCCCCGACGTGGCCGGCGTAGTCATCACGGCCGGCACCGGCGACCTGCTGGACATCATCAACAGCGGCGCCGGTAGCTCCGTGACCTACGACATCGTCATCATCGGCGCGAGCGCCTAGGGGGAGGGTGAACCATGCCACCGAGCTCTGCGGTTGTCACGAACGGCACAACCCTCCGCGTGGGAGACGGCGGCAGCCCGGAGATCTTCACCGCCGTCGCCGAGGTCGTCGATATCGCGCAGCCCGGCGCCGAGGCTGGCGAGGTCGACGTCACGCACCTGCTCTCGTCCGCGAAGGAGTTCAAGGGCGGGCTGCGGGACTTCGGCTCGGGCACCATCACGATCAACTCGATTCCCGGCAACGCGCTCCAGAACCAGCTCGAGGATGACAACGCCACTGGCGTGATCCGCAACTACCGCATCGTGCTGCCGGACACCGTCAACGGAGTTTCCTTCGCCGCGTTCGTGAAGTCCTTCAAGCGGACGCAGATCGCCATCGACGCGCCGCTTCGGGCCGAGGTCGTGCTGCGCGCGACCGGCGCCGTCACGCGGCTCTAGGAGGCGGCTTATGGCTCTGACACGCGAGGAGATCCTCGGCGCCAAGGAGCGGCTGGCCACGGAGATCGTCGGCGTTCCCGAGTGGGGCGGCAAGGTCACGGTCCGCGAACTCACGGGCGCCCAGCGCGACGCCTTCGAGGAGGGCTGCTACACGGGTCGCGGGAAGGACCGACGGGAGAGCTTCGGCAATCTCCGGGCCCGTCTCGTCGCGCTCTCGATCGTTGGCGAGGACGGCCACCGGATGTTCGGGCCCGCTGACGTGGAGGCGCTCGGGGAACTCGGGGCGGCCGGCCTCGACCGCGTCTTCTCGGCCTGCCAGCGCCTCAGCGGCCTCAGCAACAAGGACGTCGAGGATCTCGCGGGAAACTCCGAGCCCGGCCCGAGCGCCGCTACTACCTCCGGCTAGCGCGCGAGCTGGGCATGACGCCGACCGAGATGCTGAGCCGGATGACGAGCGGGGAGATCGCCGAGCAGATGGCCTACGACCAGCTCGAGGGCGAGGACATAGCGCGGGCCACTGGGCACCCAGCGGCGCAGGAGGACATGGCCGTCAAGCTGGCGCGCGTCTTTCCGGTGAGCCGTGGCTGATACCGTCACCCTCGAGGTCCAGGGCCTGAGCACGATCGACGCCGCCCTGCGCGATCTCCCGGTCGAAGTCCAACGCGAGGTGATGGGGGCCGCGCTGAGGGTGGGCGCCGAGGTGCTGAAGCTTGGGATCGCCAACCGCATCCACGACCGTACCGGGCGCACGGCGCGCGATCTCCGCATCGAGGTGCAGGTCCAGCAAGACGACGTTGGCGGCGCGGCCGCCGTCGGAGCGGGTCCGAAACGGACGCACATTCTGCGCTTCCTGGAGGGTGGCACGAAGCCGCACGTCGAGCCCAAGAAGCAGAAGCGCTTGAGCCGATCGGAGCGCGCGCAGGGCAAGACGCCCCAGTCGATCAACGCCGCGAAGGGCCCGATGGCCTTCGGCGGGCGCGTGTATTCCCGAGTGGAACATCCCGGCACGCGTGCCCAGGCGCCCATGCGCATCGCGATCGCCGTCGAGGGGCCGAAGGCCGTGACGGCGTTCGGCCAGCGCGCCTGGGAAGGGATTCGTGCCGCCGCCGAGCGGCTGGGGAAGCGCTGATGGCAACCGTCGGCTCGATCGTCGTGGAGCTCAGAGCCAACTCGGCGCAGTTCCATCAGGAGATGGGCAAGGCCCGCACCGGCATCGAACAGACCGGCAAGAGCTTCGGCCACGCCCAGACGACGCTCACCAACTTCGCGGCGAAGGGTCTTGGCGCCGTCATTCCTGCCGCCCAAGGCGTCGAGCATTCGATCGCCCGAGTGATTGCTGGCGCTACTCGGATGGGCGGCGTCCTGGGTGCGCTCGGCACTGCCGGTTTGATCGTGGGTGGCACCCTCGCCGTCGCCGCCGGCGTGCAGTGGATTCAGGACAACATCAAGAATTGGCTCATCTTCGGCGAGACCGTCAGCTCGACGCTGGACCGTTTGAACGAAGAGGCAGAGGCGGAGAAGAAGTTTCTCGCCGATCGCCGCAACGCGATCTCGCAACTCGCCACCATCGAAGCGCAGCGGGCCCAGGTGCGCGCGGGCATCGCGGGGGCGGATGCGAAGCTCGCCAACGATCCCCTCGGCGAAGCGCAGGCATCCGTGAGGGGCGCGCTCGAAGCGGCGGCGGCCCAGAAGCGCGTGAATGACGAGCGCGCCTTCGGTGTGCAGGACGCCATCCGCAAGAACCAGATCCTCGCGGCCAATGAGAGGCTCCACCAGGAGCAGCGGATCAAGGCGCTCAGGGACTATGACGTCGCCGTGACCGCCGTCCGCGAAGCCCAGACGCAGAAGACGATCAAAGCCTTCGTCGATGAGACGTCAGCGCTCATGGATCAACTCCAGACACGCCTCCAGACGCGAGAGCAGATCGAGGCGAGGGCCGCCGCGGCGGCCGAGCGGACACCGGGGGCCGGGGTCTTCGGAGGCTTCGCCGCAATACGGGATCTTATCAAGGACCAGAAGGACCTGGCGCTGGGCTTCGCCGCCTGGCTTGACGCCGGCGTCCCGCTGGAGACACTCCTCGGCTCGATCCTGGCAACGGAAGAGGGCCTCAAAGCCCGCGCGGTGGAGCTGCTCGATATATACAGGGAATTCCCCGGTGTCCTTGCGCCGTTCAAGGAGCTGATCCAGAACATCGCGATCGGAGGATTCCAGACAGCGATCGATGCGGGCCGCAACCAGCTTGTCGCTCTCGGCCTCACGATGAACGCACTCGATACCTCCGTCATGGTACTGGCGAAGCGCCTCGGCGATGATCTGCCAGCCGGGATCAATCGCGCTGATCCCGCGACCGTCCGGCTCATCCAGCGCTTCCAGCTGCTCAAAGCGGCGGCCGATGCCGCGG